AACGTAGCCATGTTGGTCTGCGCAATACGCTTCTCCAACAAGTCCAACGCATCGTGTTCTTTGATGAACTCTTTGAACGAGTCCCAGTCCTGTGTGTTGTAGCGTGTCTTGGTAGACAACACCACGGTACCTTGGTCTGTGCGCACACTTGATACACCAAGCTTGAGCATCTGGTCTTTAAGCGCGATCTTCACCGCTTCTTGCTGACGCTTGATGTCTTCAATCTCATTCTCATACTGAGCGGTTAACTCTTGTATGCGTGATTGCATCTTGCGGTACACCTTCGCCAACTTGTCCATGGGGACAGTGACCTCTGTCGGCGCTTCCTGAGGAGCAGACTCCTCATCATCTATAGCTAACATTTTGCTTCTCCTTAAATTATTTTATTGTCAATGGTTTGACAGCATAGCACGATTAAATTGATTTGCAACTCCTTTCTTAAATATTTTTTACTTCACTGTCGAACATGCCGACAAGCAAAGCGTGATCGGAAACTTTTGTATTCATTGCGTTGAATAATTTCTTTTCTATCGGGCTTGATTCAATGTGCACCACAGTGACCTTGTCTGAGTCTTGACCTTTGCGGTCGGCTCGTGCTATGCACTGCGTATACATCTCAACAGACATCAGTGGGCCGAAGAACACAACTGTGTCAGCGGCAGTTAGGGTAATCCCGTGTGCGGTCGCTTGTGGTTGCAACACCAACACGCGGATGTTGTCGGTGGTCTGAAAGTCGTTGATGATCTGACCACGCTTGGTTGCAGACACGTCGCCATGAATCTGGTCAACGGCGTAGCCGTGTTTAATAAGATACTTGACAATGGTATCAATGCTTGAGCGGAACAGCGCGAAGATGATGACCTTGCGGCTTGTCTCTTCTAACACCTCCTCCAATACACCAAGGCGAGGCGCGGCATCGAACTCTACAACTTCTTTCTCGTCTGTGTACGCGGCACCGCAACTAATCTGTAGCAACTTGTTTACGGCAACGCCTGCGTTGACGGCACTGATTGTTTCTCCGGCAGCTTGGAAAAGCATTTGCTCTTTGAGTAGCTTGTAGTACTTAGCCTGCTGTGGTGTCATTGGCACTTCGCGTGTGACTGTGATGACAGGAGGCAAGTCAAGGCATTGATCTTTGGTGAAACGTATTGCAGGTTGAAGCGCCGCAAACACTAAGTCTTTGGCGTTAGCCTTCGGAGCCCACTTGAACATGCTGATCTTGTTCATCACTTTGTCGCGCCACGATGTCTGGAACTTAGGCACACCGCTTGGGTTAACAAACTTAGCAAGACCGTACGCATCCACTGGTGACTGCGATGCAGGCGTACCCGTCATCATCCACAGGTATGTCTCAGGCTTGATGATTGACGCAAGTGTCTTCCATCTGCGAGTAGACGGGTTCTTGTATGCGTTGGCTTCATCGACAATCACCAAGTCGAACCTACCATCAGCGGTGATCTCAGAAGCAATCAAGTTCAGGCCGTCATAGTTGGCAATCACAATCTCGTAGTCTTGCTGAATCATTTCAATGCGCCGACTAGCTTGAGAGTGGTGCGCGACAACGGCACTCCTGTGTATCACGCTTCGGTTGATGTCACCCATCCATGCGCTGTGCATGATGGACAAGGGGCAGAGAATAAGTATGCGACGAACTTCGCCACGCTTCATCAAGAAGTCAGCCGCCCATAGCGCAGATAAAGTCTTGGCAGTTCCGGGGTCGTTAAAGCAGAACGCTCTGCGGTTAAGTGTGAGGAAAGCCGCTGTCTCTATTTGGTGAGCCATTGGTATAAACTTTCCCGGCCAGTCATAGCGCCTAGTGATAGGCGATGGCACATCCTTCACACCGAGGTTGCGTAGCACGCGAGACTCATCGAGCCCCCAGTACACAGCTACCTCAAAGATACCCTCTGACTCAGAGATGATCTTGTGCTTCGGAATGATCGCGTACTTGTGTGGGTTGCGTGTGCGCAGTACAAGCGCCTTGTCGTCGACGATTTGCATTACACATCTTCCCTCAACCTAGCCCAAGGCGTGTTACCGGAGTGATGGTCAAGTTCTTCCATCAATTTGTTTTTATGTAAGCGTGCAGATGCGTCTTCCCAAAAGTCATCGTCTAACTCCGATACGTCTATCCACGTATCCCCAAACTTTGCACGCCATAGATTGACAAGTTCGGATAAAGGTATTGAGTACACAGGGTGATTGTTAGGGTTGAACGTAGCCATAGATCTGTTCAGCGCATCTAACGCATCTTCTATCATCTTAGTTTTTACCATTCCCATTTGCTTCTCCTTAATTTATTTTGGGTTGCGACACACATACTTAGAGCGGTCGGTTAGGAAGTGAACCTCAAGTTCACCTTCTCTTCTCATTCGGTCATACGCGTCTTTGTAGAATGGGTCGCTTACTACATCCTGTAGATCAACCCAGTCATGTCCCCAACGCGCTACCCAGAGATCAATAAGTCTTGTAGTAGGTATGTCACTTAATAGAGTGGTCTGACTTTCGCGCATACGAACGGTTTGCGCTCGCGTCTTTGACGCGGAGATTCGAACGTGTGGTCGTTCCACCTTTTGATAATGGCTTTTTGTGGTCGACATCTTTGCCGTCTCCTTTATGTACTAGTCCTTCACGTTCAAGCATGCGCCGCGCTTTGTTTGAAGCGGCTCTAGCTTTCTTGGCTTTCTCAGTTTTTTGATATGGTTCATACGATGGGCGGTTGCCGGGTGCGTAAGGCATGATGAGTTTTCCTATCTGGCTTGGTTAACTTTTGAGATCGCCCTTAGGCTGTCTACCACTCGGGCGGGTTGATCTTTACCCATTTTGACGCGCATTACGTCATGAGCAAGGCGCAACGCCATAACTGTCGCACATTCTGGGTGAAACCACAATGACACGTAGCCCTCAATGTGGTCGTGTATGTTGGCCACTCGGGGGTCTGTGCTCTGCGATAGCACGCCATGGTCTGAGTGCTCGATGGCGTATTGGTCTTCTCTAATTTCTTGATGGCAAATGTGGCATTTGCATGGGGTTTGCGTGAACTCGTTTGGTGAATGTAAGGCCATTTGTTTCTCCTAGTGTTTCTTATTAAATTCGCAGGTTTTTACTGGACACCACCCGCACAGAGGTGTTTGGTTTGGGTTCCACACATCGTTGGCAAAGCTAGCTTCAAGCCGCGCAGTACGCTCGCGGTAGTCCCACCAGTGTTTGTCGGCATCTTCTCGCGCCATCGACATCTTGACCATGTCGTTCTTGACAATGAATAGCAGAGCAGAGTTGACCTTGCGGATGTGTGGGAAGTGGGCAAACACCATGAGCGACATCAGGACAAGCTGATCTCTATCCGGATACTTGTTGTTGCCAGTCTTCCAGTCACCCACCCAAGCTGTGAGGTTGTCGTCGTCAACGACTAGGATGTCAGCAATGCCGCGCACCCATACGTCTTTGTCTTTCCAACCTGTTGGCTTGAGGTCGACAGTCAGCGCCATCTCATACTCGGCAAGCTTGCGCCCACTCTTCTTCAGCATGGCGTCCACCACAGGTTGAAACTGTGAGTACTCAGGCGGTATTGGTTTACCCTCTCCGATGTAGTCCTCAATAGCCTTGTGTACCTGATTGCCGTAACGTGTTGCCTCAGTCTCAGTGAACGGGTAGTTCTTCAAGACCTTGACCTCTTGGTATCGGCGTTGGCAACCCTCGAAATCTTTGAGGGCTGAGTGTGACCATGCGGGTTGTTTCATAATTTTGCTGAGTTGACTGCTTGAGAAAGGCGGTTGGCGAAAGCTGTAACGAAGCGCTCGTTGTCACACAGGCTGTTGCCCATGTCGTACAGGATGCAGTGTGTAAGCTCATGCCAGAACGTGTCGTCGATTTCTTCTTGCTCAAACGTGTTGCCTTGATTGTCGAACCGCGCTATCTCAATGCGGTTCTCGTCGTAGTACGTGCGCCCATAAGACGCAGGGTCTTGGATTGTGTGCGGTCGGGTAATGACATACGTCTTTCTGCCAACCGATACTTGTTTTGGTATCTGCATTGCTTCTCCTAGTTTTTTGCTAACCCATATCTACGGTGAGCGCCACCGTCAGCGTCCAATGGAATACCTTGCATATAGCTTGGCTCCATAGTCATTTGCGCCAAGACCCAAGTCTTAGCGTCAACCACTTCATCGTCAGGTACAACAGCAATCAGTTCGTCATGCACTGTGCCTGCGATTGGG